TTACACCCCTCCTTTGTCTAACCTTGCAGAAAGGTTGGACAACTTTCGTTCCCCTTCCCTTCCCGAAAGCTTGGCCATTCCGCTGTCTGCGAGGCGGGCGCGATCCGCTTGCCGCGTGTAGACTGCGCCCTGAGAGTTGGTCGAATGCGCGAGGAACGCCCGGATTTCGTCGGGGGTCGCGCCCGCGTTGGCGAGGCGGGTTGCGCCGGCCTTCCTGAGCCCGTGCAGTGACCCCGGAACGCCGGCCTCGGCGCACCGATCCCCGAACCAGTTGCCCAACGTTTCGGGCTTGTACGGCTTCCTTGGGCCATGCGTCACAAAGAGCATCTGGCCGGTCGGGACGTTGGCAAGTTCGTCTGCCAGCTCGGCGAGGATCGGCAGGTCAGCCCCGACACCGGTCTTGCCTCGCCGGTAGGCGATCCGCCCGCCACTGACGTTCTGCCAGCCCACGCGGGTCAGGTCTTGCCGGGACATGCCGGTATTGAGCGCCAGGAGCATCACAAGGCGCGCCTTGGTGCTCGCCCCGTGCCAATTGAGGAAGCGGTCGATTTCCGCGTCGGTCCAGGTGTGGTAGCCATCGCCGCGCTCCCGCATCCGCTCGGCATAGCGTGCCGGGTTGTGCGTCACGCCCAGCTCGCGGGCCACCGCGAAGTTGAACAGGAGGCTGAGCGTCTTCTTGACGTTGTTCGCTGCGACGGGGCCAGCCTTCTTGGCCATGACGGCCTCGACGTGCCGGGTTCCGAACCGGGCGAACGGCAGGTCGCCGACCTCGCCCCTAAGCCAGTCCAGAAGCCCCCGAAGCGACTTGCGCCGGGAGTCGGACAGGTTCTTGAAGCGCGGGCTTTCCAGGTACAGCTCGATGAGCCAGGCGAAGGTGCCGTGCGCGGCCTTGCTGCGGTTCGGGGTCCGCGATCCCTCGACTGCCACCTCATAAGCCGCCCTGAACTCGGGCGAGCCGTAGGGGCCGGGCAGATAGGCCGAGAAGCCCCGCTTGCGGAAGCGCCACCGCACCTTGCCGTGGCGGTCCACCGTACGGGCCACGCCCGGGAAGGGGTTGCGCCGCCGGGTCATTTCAGCAGCCTGTCGCAGGGGTTCGGGCCGGTCGCGTCGTCAGCCGATCCGGCAACGATGACAACCTTGCCGCTCGGCTCGATCTCGACGCGCCAATCGGCAATGCCGGCGGCCCGCATCGCTTTCGCGTAGCGGGTCAGGTCGGCTTGCTTGAGAGAGGCACGTGCCGCGGGCATGTCAGACGCCCACCGTCACCTCGGCACGCCTTACCGGCGTTCCTCCGACTGCCGCGACAAGGTCGGGCGAAAGGGCGGCGGCAATCTCGAATACGCTGTAGAGCGTCTGCGCGACCTGGCCATTGCGCGGTTGAAGAAATCCGAGACTGTCGGTAGCGAGCGGTTGGCCGAATCCCGACGGGAAGTAGACCCAAGACGCCCTTGTGGTATTGAGCGCGCCGTCGGTACGCGCGTCGTGATACCAGAAGTCTTGCTCCCAGATTTCCAGGTACTTCGCTACCTCGCCGCCAGCAAAGAGAGCAATGGCCCAGGCATCGGGAAGACTGACACCCGCGTCGCGCAGCACTTTCATGATTCCGAGGGCCAAGAGCCCACGCGGCGAATACAGATGGTCTTTCGACGTGTCTACGTCGTCCCGGTCAAAATCCTTCGCCTTGCTCCGCCAATCGCGAAGCGTCGCCTGCGGTATCCCTGCAAGCCGCTCGACATCCTTTGCCTTGAACCACATGACGAGAGTCTCCGTTGCCTTGCCCAACGTATAGATCGTTGGGTGACCCAACGCAAGAAAAATCTGGTCGGCCGCGAGTACTTCCTTTGAGAACGGCCTGCCCTTGACGCCTCCCCCGAACCGAAATCAGGTCAGCACCTGCCGGGGTTTGCCCACTCACCGGCTGACGGGGCTGCTTCGGGTCTGACCATCCCGGGCGCAACCTGCCCCAGCGGCGCGGACACTCAGACGCGCCGCCGATCCTCACTCCGCCGCCAGCATCTGCCGCGGCACCTCGGCGCCGGCCGCGGCGAGTACGGCGGCCTTGAGCTCGCGCCGGACCCTGCGGGTGAACAGGACGCGGGGCGTCGGCCCCCAGATCGTCCAGCCCTTGTCCGGCCGATGCAACAACATGCAGCCCTGTACGATGAGCCCCGCAACCTTCACCGTGAACACCCATTCGACATGCTGGCCGCTCGGCGTCTTGTAGGGCGCTTCCGGCCTGCGAACGTCGCTCACCTCAATGTGTGGAATTCCGTTCATTCAAGCGCCTCCTTCCAGTCCAGCGCGCCAAACGCGGCGGCAACCTGCGCATCGCTAAGCCCGGCCTCTTTTGCCCTCGCCAGCGCCTCCACGATCCCGGCGAGCGCCCTAGCCGAGCCGCCCGCGTCGAAGGATTGCAACGGCCGATGCACGTCGATCTCGACCTTCGTTCCGAGCTTGGCCGTCGCTTCCTCGGCGACCAGTTCGGCCATCGGCTGCAGGACCCATGTCGCTAGGTGCCGCTGCGCCTCGCGCACAAGCGGTCCCGTGGCCTGCGGGTTGAACAGCGCGGGCAAGATGCCGAAGACGGCCAGCACGGAGTCCCGCGCCGCCGCCATCGTGGCGATGGGCATGGCGCGACCAAGGTCGGGCGTCAGGTCGCGGGGTTGCCAGTCCTGCGCAGGGGCCGGGCCGCCTGCCGCCGTCACGTTCACCGACTCGCGGACCATGACGCTGCCCCGCCGCGCCCGAAAGCCGCGCGTGATCTTGTTCAGGTCGCCCTCGGGCATCTCGGGCAGGGGGAGAACCTGACTGCCGATCGGTGCCGTCTCGTAGACTTCGGCAAGCGCCAACTCGACCGCGTTCAGAAGCCCGGCCGTGAGTTGCGCCCGTTTCAGGGGCGCCGAGCCGTACCAGGGCGCCACCGGGTCCACGCCGATCCGGCAATGCAGCACCTCGGCCGCCAGCGCGGTTTCCGACCGCCCGCCGCCTGCCTCGGGGATGCTCAGGCGGTAGGCACTCGGTCGCCCGTCGCGGGTCGCCACGTCCCAATCCGAGGCCGGTACAAGCCGATCCTCGCGGATCAAGAACACCGCTTCGCCGCGGAAGGCGAGCGACCGGCCCAGAAGCGCCATGGTCACCCGGTCAAGCCCCGGGGCGCCCTGCACGTCGGCGAGCGCAAAGCCCGATTCCCACATGCCGATGCAGGTCTGCGCCGTCGCGGTCAGCTCGGCGATCCCGCGCCGGCCCGAGACATACGCCTCGCGCGCCGCGATCACTTCGGCCGTGAAGCCGCTTCCGCTGGCACGCTTTTCCGTGCCGCCGAAGATCCTTTGAATCAGGCCCATCAAGCCGTCCTCCGATAGGGGCGCAGCAGGTCAGCAGCGCCCGAGTTGATGAGTGCCCGAGCTGCCCACGTCGCGGGCCGGTCCACGGAATGCGACAGACCTTCGCTCAGATTGAAATCGCTCGACGTGGCGCCGGCCGGGCCGCGCCACTGACCGTACTTGCCGATCTCGGCCGAATACTCGGCGAGCCGCCGGAACGCCTCCAGGACGGCCGGGGGCACGTCGCCGCCGCCGACCGTCGCCGTGATGCGGCAAGGGTCATCCGTGGGCAGGAAGAGGCCGCAGGGGCCGGGCAGCAGCGTCACCGCGCCCCAGACGGCGCCGGTCCATCCTTCGGCGAGGGTGACCGTCGCAGGTGCTAGCGGCGGGGTCCATTCGCCCATCCCCTCCACGATCCACACGACCTCGCGCGGCGTCCAGCGGAACCGGCACCACGCCTCTATCCGCTGCCAGAGCGGCACCGCGTCAAGCGCGGCAGCGGCGGCAGAGAGGCCCGCAGGGGCATCGGGCCATGCGGCCGGGACCGCTTCGGTTTCCTTCAGAAGCTCGGGCATCAAAGCCTCCAGCGGTTGACGGCGCGGGCCAGGGCCGAGCGCTCGGGAACGATGAGCCCGCCGGGCGTGACGGAACGCGCCTCGGGCCGGGACTCGGAAAGGGCCACTTGCAGCGCGGCGGCTTGGGCGGGGGTCAGCGCGGCGAGAACCGCCTTGATGTCGTCGGCCGTGTCGGCGTTTTTTAGGGCGTCGAGCTGCGCGTCGGTCAGGATGTCCTCCAGAACGCTTTCGTCCGCCTCGATAAGGGCTTCCTTGTAGGCTGGCACCGTGACGGCGCTCAGTTCGTACAGGAGCGCCTGATGGATCGTCCGAATGCGGGCGGTGCCCTCGGCCGGGTCTTCGTCCTCGAACGTCTCGGCGTCAGGCACCGTGCGGGGCGGCGGCAGGCGGAAGCCGGGGCTGATGCCTACGACGAGTCCGGCGGCTAGCCCCGCGAGGAAGTTCTGGACGTAGGGCGCTTGAAGCAGCGCGTCGGAAATCTCGGCCTCGAAGACTACGGCGTCGGGCGTGTCGCGAATGTCGAGCGAACCTGCCAGCCGCGAAGCGAGAGGCTGGCCATAGTCATGGCCGAGAAGCAGGTGGATTTCGGCCTGCGGATCGTTGATCCGGTAAGCGAAGGCCCCGGAGGCAATGACCTCCTTCTGCGGCCGGCCGTTCTTGCCGCCGTCCGACAGGACCGCGCGCTTGCGATACGGGAACCGGCCCCGGAGGCGGCGAGGTTTCCCCCGCCGCGCCCGAAGTTCCAGCTCGCCGAAGTGAGCTGCGTGTTCCATCACGCAAGCCGCAGGCCGGTGAGGATTTCGAGCTGCGCGGGCCGCGCAACCGTCACGTCCATCGTGGCCAGCGCCGTGATCCGCAGACCGCCCGACTGCGCGTCGGAGAACGGATCGCGGATCAGGTCCACCGCGCCCCAGGCGCCGACGAAGATCGGGGCAACCCCGCCCGCGTTCGTCGTCAGGACGGCGTTGGTCGCGAGCGGCGAGCCCGCGGGCGCCGCCAGGGCGTTCGTCGTCATCGCGACGTTGCCCGCCGGGACGTTGCCCAGCATCCGCTCCCATTCGCTGACCGCCGTGCCGGAAATCAGCGCGTTGTCCATCGCGGCCCAGACCTCGGGCCGGATCAGCGCTCGCACGTCCGAAGGCATAGACGCTGCGTTGCCGGTCATGAAGCGAACGATGGCGGCGCGGAACGCGCCCCAGCTCGCCAGCGCCCCGATGGCGGTCGACATGATCCCGTAGGTCGCAGCGCCCGGGATGATGCCCAGCGGCTGGCCATTGGCCCCGGTGCCGAGGAAGACGGCCGAGTCCATCGCAACGCTCATGGCGCCCTGCATGTCGCGGCGCACCGCGTCCTCCAGCGCCGCGCCCGACTGCTTCAGGGTCTTGCGGGTGATCCGCATCTGAACCCCGAGGTTGTGGTTCGGGTTCAGCGCCCGGTCGGTCGTGGCGAAGGCGGTCGGCCCCGGCACGTTCGCCGTCTCGCCGTCGGCCCATCCGGCCGTGACGGCCGAGGTCGTGACCGGCCATTCCACGGCGCCCGCATCGATCGAAATCATCTGCGCACCCATGCGAGCTGCGACGCTGCCCGGGAACAGGCGGTCGATGATCGGCCGCGTTTGGATCGGGTTCGGCGTGCCCGAGGCGATGGTTTCTCCCGCCCGCACCTCCAGCGCCTGCCACGGCACCGGAACGCCGCGATAGCCGCCCTGCGAGCGCAGTTCGGTCACGACTTCGGCGGTGCGCCCGTCGAGCTGGCGACCCTCGTCCAGGTGCAGCGCGACCTGACGCAGCTCGAAGCCCGCCATGAGGTCGGCCCACTCTTGCGAGGACCGGGTTTCCAGTTCGCCCTTGGCGTCCCGGCGTTCGGTATCCTCGGCGATCAGCGCAGCCCGGTAGCGGGTTTCGTTCGACCGATATTCGAGGTCGAGCGTCTCCATGCTCCGGGTCTCGTCTTCGGTCGGCTTTTCCTTGCCGGCCAGCCCCGCCAGCGCCTGCCGGATTTCCGACTGGCGACGGGCGATCTTCGTAGAATCCAACATGCTCAATCCTCGCGTTTGTTGGGGTTGCGGCCCGTCTTGCGGACCAGGTTGCGCCATGCGGCGCGCTCGGGAGGAACCGGGTTCATCCCGACTTCCTCGCGCGTCTTCCGCGAGTGACACCCGCGGCAGAGGCTTTGCAGATTGGCCAGCTCGTAGGCGCGCGATGGCGCGTCCCTGACTGGCTCGATATGGTCGACTTCAAGGCGCCCGGCGACCCCGCAGGACCGGCACCGGAACCCGTCCCGGCGAAGCGCTTGCAAGCGAAGTCCCTTCCACCGCTTCGAGCCCGTCACCCGCGCCGAGTGCGCCGCGTATTCCTGACGCCGTTTCATGCCCACATGACCCTCCCGCCGCGTTGCGGGGCGCGGTTCGTCAGGCGGGCACCCTCGGCCACCGCGAGGACAGCCGCGGCCGCCGCGTCGATCCGCCCGAGGGACCGGGCCTTGGCAAGCTTGTGGTTGCCGGCAGGGTCAACCAGCGTCACAGCATCGGCGAAGGCCGAGCGCAGAAGCAGGGACGGAGAGGTCTTGACCTCGCCGTCGAAGACGGCACGGCGGAACCGCTCGATATCCTCCGCGCCGTCGCGCCATCCGAACCCGCGCCAGACGAATGGCACCCGCTCCAGCCCGGCCGCCCGCATGGCTTCCTGAAACTCCGCATGGCGGAAGCGGTCGCCGACGATGGACACTGGCGGCGCCCCCATCCGGCGCACGATCTCGGCGAGCCAGGGTCCGGGCGGAACCGTCGCGTCCCCCATGGTGAACAACTCGCCCCGGTCGTGCATCTCGACGTAGCGCTGCCCCACCGCGTCGGCGGCCCCACGGTCGCCAAGTCCCGGCTGGCCGGGGAAGGTGCCCACGGCTTCGAGACGGCCCGTCTCCGGCCAGTAGAACGCGGCTGCGCTCATGCTGCGCGAACCGCCAAGGTCCACGCCGAGGACGCACGGCCCCTCACGCTCGGGCAGCTCGTCGGGCGCCACCTCGGCTGCCAGCCATTCGTCCACTGTCAGAAGCAGCGACCGGTCATCGGTCGAGACGCGTTCGTTGCGGTTGAGGTTGCGGAAGCTTGACAGTGCCGAGCCGCCCCGGGCAATCGCGCGCTGCGCCTGGCCGACAAGCCATTCCGGGGAAGCGCCAATGCCCTCGGTCGCGCCGGGGTTCGCGATGAGCAGGCTTTCCAGATCGTCGGCCGGAAGCCCGGGCGGCGGGCGATGCTCCTGCACGTAGGTTCCCGGCGGAGGCTCATCCATCCACCGCGAGAACGTGTTCGTATCGTCCGGCGCCGAGGTCGAGATGATCAGCGCTCGGCCGTCCCTCTTGCCGAGGCCCGAGAGGATCGCGTTTTCCAGCGCGTCGCCCTTGTCCTTTTCCCACGCCGCGCGCTCGTCGAGGATCGCCAGCGTCGGCGCACCGCCGAGGATCGACTTGCCGTCAGCGGCAATGACGCGGATCAGGCCGCCACCACGGGCGCCGTACTCGATCTCCAGCTTCGAACCCCGCCGGATCGTGAAGGCTTCCTGTTCACCCTCGGGAAGCCCCGTCACGAAGCCATGGACGAAGTTGAATGCGGTCTTCGCTTGGTCGCGGTTCCGGGCCGCGAGGATCACCTCCCGCTTGGGCTGTTCATCGGCAACCCCCATCGCGTGGCCCAGAGCGATCCCCGAGGACAACGCGGTCTTCGCATTGCCCCGTCCGATGCTGAGACACGCCACCATGACGCCGGGCTGCATGGCACCGATCACGAACCGCGCCTGAAACTCCGCCAGCCGCAGACGCTCGCCAGCCTTCGGCCCCTCGGGAACCGTCAGCGTCTCAAGGAAGTCGAGGAATAGGGCAGCAGTCATGACCTATACCCCCCGAACTCGGGAGAGGGACGGGAGAGGTCCGCCCCCCCGAAAACCCCCCCTCCTAGATCGGCGGGTATTGGCACCGTTGCCGACTCGCCCTCTGCGAGGCGCGGACGCCGCCCTCCAAGGGGGCGTCCAACGCCATTGGGGTATGGGGAGTAAGTCACGACACCCTCGGACACCCGTTGGACACCTGTTGGACGGGGTGTTGGACGCAGTCGAGATATGGCGTTGGACAGGCGTTGGACACTCATTCCGCCACCCTCAGATGCTTCTTCTTGTCCGACCCTCGACCGTGCTCGCCGATGACGATCCGGCCGTCTCGGAGCATCGCCTCCATGACGGACGCGAAGGCTCGCTTGCTCACGCCCTCGGCGCCGGGGTGTTTGGCGAAGACGCTGGGCGCATAGCTGTTGGACGGGTTTGGCGAGACGTGCCGCTCCATCTCGTTGAAGGCGCGGAGCAGTGTGAGGAACACCCTTTCCGCCTTGGCGTTCGCCGCCATGCGATCGAGCCCTTGCGGCTGCGCCTCGGCAACGAACCGGCCGGCGTCCCACTTCATGGCGATCTCGCCACCCGTGCGGCCGTAGTTGCTCTTCATCGTGCTGAGGACGCGGGCGTCAGGGTCAGCCTCGTAGCCGTCATCCGTCACACGCTGCAGGTAGAGCCGCGCCCGCACGCTGTTGTTCCACGCCGTCGAGCCCGAGGTGCCCGTGCCGCTGTTGAGGCCGGTCAGGCTGGGGTGCGACAGGAGGATGACGGCCGTCCGGTGCTTGATCGCGAGGTGGCGCAGAATCCCAACGAACTGGCGTACCTTGGCGCGGTCATTCTCGTTCGCCGGTAGAGGTCTGCCTGGGTATCGAGGATGACAACGGCGGGTTTCTCGTCGCCGATCCTTCCGTCAAGCTCGTCGTAGAGCGCCGACCTCATCAGCTTGAACTGACCGTCGAGCGCCAGAAGTGCGTCCTCGCCCGCAAGGCTGCGAAGCGTCAGGCCGGCAAGGTCGCGGTATGTCAGGCCCTCGGCGCCAACGATGCCGTCCAGGCGGCGGTGCAT